TATTAAATAACTGGCGTGTTACAAAAACATGCTTACGTTTAGGTAGTAGAATAGTAGGTAAATGTATGATGGGTTCAACTTCCAACGCCCTTGATAAAGGTGGAGACAACTTTAAAAAACTATATAATGATTCAGATGTATCAAGACGAAATCGTAATGGACAAACAAAGTCTGGCTTATATTCTTTCTTTATCCCAATGGAGTGGAACTACGAAGGCTTTATTGATGAATACGGAGATCCAGTCTTTGATAATCCAAGTAATGATGTATACGGACCAGACGGAGAATTAATTGATTACGGAATAATAGATCATTGGCAAA